CACTTGGTCAGGCCAAGCGCACCCATGTAAGCATGGATCTGCCATCGATAGGTTTCACTCCAGGCTTCGTAGCTTTCAAGCTTTACGAGCTCTTTGAACCGCTTGTCGTTGGCGCTCTTGACTTCCAGAAGCAAGATCACCTCTTCGCTAGGGGGTGGCAGAACGCCCTTGAGAAGGCCGTCACAGGAGCCTGCAAAGTGCCCGCCAAAGAACGATGCTCGAAACTGGTTGCCGTCTTTGTCATGTGAGGCGATGGACACCACATCAGTATCGCGTATGTTCTCAACCACCTGGTCCTCGATGCGGTTGCCTAGATCAAACAGCCGCAGCATCCTGCCACTGAAGCTTGCCGGTAAGCACCAGCGAAAGCCCATCCACAGTTTGTACTCATCGTCATCGCCAATGCCGCTAAAGCCCAGGTGGCCACGAAAGCGGTTTTCTTTCTCCGCTAGTTGCTCATCGATCCGATCAAAAATGGACGCTAACGACATTCCAGTATTTTCCTTCTTTTCTTACAGTGATTTGTTTGATGTGGCTCATCACCTTTACATGTTTCACCAGATCAACAGCGTGATTAATGTTAGTTGGGCACGGGAAGCCGTTGGTTAGTGACCGCCACTTTTTCTCTGCCATCGTACCGGCCTTACCTTTCATGCCAATCATGATTGGCATGTTTTGTGGCCAATAGTCGCCGGGACTTAAAAACATAACATTGAGATAGTCGTTGCCATTCTTCGATGTTTTTAACTCAGCTGAAACCCACTCTACGTTCTTGATTCGCTCATGCACCTGAACGGGATCTTGAAGTTCATCTGACAGAACATGACCTTCTGCCGCTTCTCTTGTGGCTGCAGCTTCACGCCCATTGTATCCGGGCGATAGCTCTTCACTACCACCTAACAATGACGGCTGCTTTATTGGTGCAGGTTTAAGCGCGCCACATTCGATGCAGGTTTTCCGATCAATATCATTAACGCCAACACATTCAGAGCAAACCCAAAATGGACTTTCATCTTCTTTGACAGGTTTATCTGGTCTAGCAGTATCAATGCACCCATGGCGCTGCATGTTCTCGCCGTAGTCCAGCAGCATGCAGTCTTTCTTGTCACCCCAAGTGCGCATGCCTCGTCCACAGATCTGAACGTATAAGCCTAGCGACTTGGTCGGTCTGAGCAATGCGATGCAGTCGGTGCGTGGCGCATCCCAGCCCTCAGTTAACACAGCCACGTTACACAACGCATTGATCTGGCCATCCTCGAATCGCTCAAGGATGTCTTCTCGCTCCGCTTGTGGTGTTTCGCCGGTCACAACTGCAGCCTCTATGCCTGCTTGTCTGAGATACATGCACATCTTTTCTGCATGAGCCACCGTGATACAAAAGAACACTGTGCTCAGTCGGCCTTTGGTGTAAGCCTTCTCTACCCAATCATCGATGATGGCCAGCATGGTTTGATCTTCCATGGCCAGCTTCTCGATGTCCGACTCGCGATAGTCGCCGCCCTTGAACTTGACCCGCGCAGTTGATGCATCGATCACAGCCTCATCGTTTACCTTGAAGGCCGACAGGCGGCACAGGAAGCCCTGTTGGATCATTTCAGGTATGCCTATACGGTAGGCAACGCCTGAGAAAAAGTGCTCCTCAAGGCCGTATATGAAGCCCTGGCCCATACGATAGGGTGTAGCGGTTACACCCAGTATGCGCGGCGTTTTCCAGATAGATGACTCAAAGTGATCAAAGATCTTGCGATACCGGGTCTTGGGATCTGGCGCCACATGATGCGCCTCGTCTACGATGATGTAGTCAAAGTCACCAACGGTGTTGAGCCTAGTCGGCGTAGCCAGGGTATCTCGGCTGGCGATGACGATACGCCCATCGACTTCGTATTGGTTCAATCCCGCAGCCAGGATGCCTGATGGCGCACATGGCCATACTTTCTTGAGTTTATCCTCTGCCTGGCTGACCAGTTCTTGCCGGTGAGCTAGGATCAGAATCCTGCAGTCGGGCTCCCGCTCAAAAATCTCCTTGATTAGTGTGGCGAAAACAACTGTCTTGCCAGCCCCTGTCGGTAGAACGATGAGCGGGTGCGTGTCCTGGGTGTTGAACCAGTGGACCGCTGCATCAACGGCCTCGCGCTGATAGTACCTGAGCTCCATTTCTTCTTTCTTCCATGAGTTTGCGGTAGGTGTTGCGCCAATAGTTCTTGGCCCAACTGTCCTCTGGTGATTTGTAAATGCATCGCAGCACGGCACGCTTACGTTCTTTGAACTTAGATGAGTCTTCTGTTGCTAATGACATATCCTTTCGTCCTCCATGATTTCTGCCACATCGGTGTAAGAGCCATCATTGATGCTCTCCACAACCTGTGGCAACAATTGAGTCATGAGCGCATGATCACCATGAGCTAGGTTCCAGCCTAGTGAATACACCATCATGACCTCAAACAGGATGCGTGGTTCTAGCTCCTCTTTGCTGACCTTCACCAAGTTTCTGATCAAGTCCATGGCGTACTCGTGATCCTCACTGCCGCCTTCCATTTCCATTTCAAAGTCATCTTCTTTCATTGATCTTTATCCTCTGGCGCTGGTTCTGGTGCTGGTTTAGGAAGAGATTTAGTGGGATGCCACTCGCCCAAATGGGTGTCTGTGAATACAGCTTTCAAGCCTACAGATCTTCCTTCGCCATCTTCCCACCAAGGTATAGATTCATAACATTTTGCAAGGGCATCCATAAGTTCAAACAACAAATGACGGTCATCCTCGGAGAAACCTACAAAAGGTATGATGAATAGATTCTTTCGCTCTTTACCATCCTCGTTATGCGTAAACCCATGAATGCCTGCTCCCATATTTTCTATGAAGAAAAAATTGTCCGCGCTAGGCCCAAGATAATCACGATCCAATCGAAGCCTTTCTTCTTTGTTGAAGTCTCGAAGATTGTGGTTCTCTGTTTTGTAACGTGAATTAGCATTTGCAAGCTCGTTGTTCTCCTTCTCAAGCACTTCAATGCGCTTGAGTAAGTCGGCCTTTGAATCCGTCATCTCAAATGTTCTCTATGTTGTTGATTTCGACATCGACAGTGACTTCGTTGTCAGGCCAGCCGCCACACTTGGCATACAATTCGCCAATGCGCTGAGCGGTATCCATCAACAGAGCGATGTGCTCTTGGTTCTCAATCTTTTTGCGGGCATAGAATTGCTCGCGTGTCTCAACTAGAACAGTCTCAGATGGGTAAGTGCGGTCACCGATCTCGACACTAGGTCTCTCCCACACCTGACCCTTATCGTCTTCGCTGATCATCTCCCACTCTTCACACTCAACCCACCCCCATTCACCATCTTGGTATGTGCGAATGCTCGGCACCTTGTGGTGCCAAGTAGATGAAAGGTTTAGGTTAGGAATCGGGATCGTGCAAACACGCTGCTTCGGGCCTGGGTGCCAATCAACCCCATCGCCATGAGTGTTGATGGTGATGTACGCATCGGAGTATTCCATCCACCAAGCATTGTCTGGGTGGACGATCTTATATTTTTCTGAAAAGTCTGGATCGTTGTTCTCAACGCCTAACAAAGCCTCCAGTTCCTCAACACGCTCACGTTTCTCAACGAACCTCTTTCGTGTCGATTCTCTTTGAGTCTCTGAGTCTTTCAAACGACGCTCAGCATCAATCAACTTCTCGTTGGCTGCGTCTAGTTGTTCACGCAGTTGTTGCTTGGTTTCCGTCTTCATAAGTATCCCTTTTGTAATGATAGTTAGTGTGGTGGTTGATGAGATTGGCGCCTTCTATTCCCCTCCTCGAAAGGGTGGCGGGAGCGCACTTCATCTCATCTGTTTTTTAAAGCAGGCCAGTAGGAGCCTTGCTGAGAGCAGTCGGACGCCACCACTCACCCGACTGATATGCCCCGCCAAATTCATGACAACGATAGAAGAAAGGCAGCAGCGTAGACCGATGCAGCGATGCACACGCCCATGATGATGCCCTTCTTCGTATCGTCATCTATCTGCACTCGCTACGACCAGCTTGCCGTGTTCAGCCCAGCGGCAGGTTGTGCCGGTGCCTGTTGTGGCTGCTCAGTCTGAGCGTGTGGTTGTGCTGGGCCAGCACCAGACTTGAACGAAGAGATCTTGTTTTTGTCTGCATACGTCCCGCCGCTAGGATTAGAACCACCCTTTTCAATCACGATGTTCGCTGAGAAGGGCTTGCCCATGCAGCCACGCACCATGTCCTCACTGAGGTTCCCAGATGGGTTACCGCCTGACGCAATCATCCAAGATTTAAGACGCCCAACGCCCACTTGGTTGTTAAGTACAAACCGATCCCAGACTTTACGGCCTGCGTGAGTTGGTCCAACCACGTTGAATTCAAACTCCAACATAGGATTGCCGTTGCTCGACGTTTTTCGCTCATACAACGCTGCAGAGAGCGTGTATTCACCTGGCGGGAACGGCGCAGAACCCCCCGAAGTTTCCTTTACATCATCAAGATTGATGTTTAGATCGTCTAAAGACATAGCTGATTACTCCTCAAGCTGCTTCAGTGTTGGTGTTTGCAGCGAGTGCTGCGGTGTATGCTTCCATGAAAGCGTTCCATGAAAACTCAAGCTTGCTTGGCAAAGCCAAACGAGACTTGGCGTCATAAGCTGCAGCGAACTGCGTGAACAAACCACGGTTGCCGTAGCTGACACCTCTGGCCTTCTGGCCATCCTTGATCAACTGCGTTTCGTAGTTTGCAAACAAGTTAAAGTCCACCCAGTCCTTGATGAGTGAGTTGACCTTCTTGTTGCAACGCATCTCCCAGCGGTCATACGGCTCCAGTTCAGGATCTTTGTATGCCTTGGAAGCAACGTGGCTGAGCAGAATGACGTTCATGCCCTTCTGTGTGTGCAGAACATTGAGCCCTGACAACAGATGCACCCAAGCGTTTTCTTCGGCAACGTAGAACGCACCGTAGCCTGCTTTGGGATCAGCTGCTGATGACCAGCCGTTCTGCTCACAGACATATTCTTCGCCAAGCTTGGCTGCAGCGTCTGTGGTATCAAGCACAACAGTCTTGAATGACTGCTCCTCGTGCACCAGAGTCTTGATCTGCTCTAGCAACTCGCCCCAAGTGTTTGCCTGGGGGAAGCGTGGCACATCGATGAAAGACAAGCCGTCTTCCGCTTGGATGAACACCGGGTCTAATGACCCTGCACCAAAGGTGCTTTTGCCGATACCGTCTGTACCTTGGATGTTCATCCGCACTGGTGGTATCGGACCACCCGCTGGACGGGTGCTCGTGATTTGCTGAAGTAAAGACATTAGTCCTCCTCTAGTTTATCAGCGTTGATTTTTTTGATTTTAGAATCACCTAGCTTGATCGAGTGCGCAGCGTGCCATGGGCCAGCCTCGCTAGGATGGTTGACCGCAAAGTCCTTGAACTTACGCATATCGATTTTGTAGATGGTCTGCTGGGTAACAAAGGAGGGCCAATCGCTTTGAGGTATCGCCTCAAGGATTGCATCGACCATGGACTGATCCCAAATGTGAGTCCTTGGAATCTCGACGGTGTAAGGACCGTCTGTGGTTTCGCCGCCTTCGTTATGGATCGTAGTCAGTAGAGCACTGACCAACTGGGTATCGAGCAAATCTCGCTCAAGCTTTTTAATGTGCTTGTCTAGCTCTGCCTTTTTGTTTCTCGCACCGACAATCTGCCGCGCCAAACAGTTAGCGTCCTGCATTTCCTTTTCCTTTTCTAACTCAACTCAACTCTCTACGAAACGGAGAATGAACTAGGCAAAAGAAAAGTGCAACACCTTTTGTAAAAAAAATTGTATTAAATAATATGGAGGGTTAGTATCAGGCCTGGCAGAGGGTCTCCAGTCCTCAGTACTACACGTTCCCGTCCGTGTGCCAAAAGACGGGCTTCATAAGGAGAAGTAATGGAATATGTGATCGAAAAGAACTCCCCTTTGCCACCACACCCTACAAAAGGGTCAGGCAAATGGCAAAAGCTTTTGTCAAAAATGGAGGTAAAAGATACAACCACGGTTAAAAGCGAAGAAGAGGTCAGATCGATCAGGACATCAGCCTACAGGCTAGGCATGAAGATCAGATCAAGGCGGATCAGTGAAGGACTCTATTGGATACAACGGGTGAAGTGATGATGCCTTTCTTATCGTCAGATACTGAAGGGCCCATGTCACCCGAAGCAAAAGAAGAACTCCTACACACGATGTGGGAGCACGGCATGCACATCATCCCCTGCGGTTCGCCCAGCGAGGTGGTGCCACAATATTTCAGACAGCGTCATCCATTCGACGCCGAAGAAGATCTCAAAGCCAAGTGGGCCAAAACACCACGGGTTAAATGGCAGCACTATCAAAAGATCCAGCCATCCCAGGACGAGATCACCCAGTGGCATGCCCAATATCCTGGTGCTAACTGGGCTGCAATCACCGGCATATCATTCGCCGTGGTCGATGCAGACTCAGACGATGCTGTGAACTGGATCGATGCAGGTGGCATCACGCGAACACCACTAACACAAACCTCGCCCAAAGGCGGGAAGCACTACTTCTATTCCATCGGTGGTGCCAACCCGCTGATCCGCAACAGCGTCGGACAGAACAAGCTCGATGTTCGAGGCGATGGCGGGTACATCATGGTCGCACCAAGTGTCGGCTATCACATGAAGTGTGATCAAGCATACGGTGTGTCTTCAATCGATGACTTGCCACTGCTGGGCGAAGCGGATATCCAACAGGTGCATGTGTTTAACACCGGCAACAAAGTCGAGAGCATCCGCGACAAGCTGACAGAGGAGCCGAAAGAACAAGGCAGTCGCAACGACACACTAGCACGGCTGGTTGGCAAGTGGATCAAAGAAGGCTGGGGCATGCGCGAGGTGCTGATCAAGGCTCAAGATTGGAACCAGTCCTGTGTGCCACCCATGGACTTGATCGAAGTAACGCGCACGACAATCAGTATCGTCAACGGCCACATCAAGCGGCACCCAGACGATGTGAACGCAGGCATCATCGCATGGCAGACATCAACGTGGCAGACAGAGATCAACGAAGATCTCAAGCAACTGCAGTCACAAGAAGACCCGCTCGATGAACTCAAGCGCGAAGGTGACAAAGAACAAGATCAAGGGCCGCTAGGACTCCAGCCGTTCAACGCAGAGCAGTGGTCTGCGATGACAGACGATGGCATCGAGCAGTTCTGGGGCGATGCGTTTATCTTTCAAAAAAGTCGGGTGCTGTTGTTGGGCAAACCAAAGATAGGTAAGTCCAATTGGCTAGGCGCCTTCGCAGCGGGGGCAACCACTGGTACAGACTTCATGGACTGCGAGTTTAGCAGGCCGCTCAAGGTGATGTGGTTCCAGG